TAGGAAATTTATTTGACTTTTCAAAGGCCATTTGTTCTACCTTTGCTTGTCCTGATATATTTTGATCTAACCATCTATAACCTCCACCAATAATTGCGTTTGATGTAAAATCGATACAAGCTCCGTGAATAGGAGATGTATAGTATAGTTGATTTAATAATTGTGGATAAAGATTATCATTACCAAATCTAACGATATTATTTTGTGTATAATATCTATTGATATATGGTGTTGATAAGTCTTGACCACCTACTCTTAGGAAAGGTGTTGAGAATGCAAAGTTTCCTAATGTAGTCCCTGTTTGTTGTGTGATTGGTTCAGGTGTTTTAGCACCGAATTCAAATCCGAATATTTTCATAGTTTATAATTTATTTATATACCGAATCAGGGTCAGCGACCTCAATAGGTGTCCCTTGATAAACAGGTTCAGTATTATCTTGACCCTGAACAACCACTCTTCCAGTTTGTATTGAACCACTTATCTTTGCTGGTGGTTCTACATTTGGATTTGAGAATGTTCCCCAGTCAGAATCACTAACCCATACATTGTACTCCCATTGTCCTAATTCAAGTTTAATTGTTCCAACCTCTTCACCATCACTTTCAATAATTTCAAATAATGAATATCTATTACAAGCAGAACTAATGTCTGATGCTGTAAAATAAATATAATAGTCATCACTTGTTCCTTCATATTGAAATGAGAATAAAAAATATGTCTCACTACTTTCCAATTGAGGAAACTCTAAAGCGAATCTGTTGGTTGAATTTTTGTCTATTAAAATCATATTTATAATTTTATTTCATAAAAAAAGGCGAGTGGTCTATACCACCCACCTTTCTATATTGTTGTGTTATCTATTAAAGTGTTGAACCGTCGTCAACAAAGTTAGTTGCTTGAACCGTAGATAGAACTCTTGCGAATTCAGATGTTTCACCTAAAAGAGTTACCGTGTATTTAGAACCGTCAGCCTTAGCTGTTCCAGAACCTTCACCACTAGCACTCAATTGTAGGTCATTGAATACCCAGTAAATTCCATTAGAGTCAAGAACCAAAGCTCCTAAATATCTTTGTCCTTCACCAAGAACTTTAATTGATTGTGATTTTGTTGCTTCTCTTCTTGAGAATACAAGATTAAGAGTTGCTGTAACAAAAGATGAACCATTAACTAAATCGATGTTTGCATCTTCAGTATAGTTAGATGAATTTCTGATAAACTCAAAACCATCAGGTGCTGCTGAAGCAGTAGGTGCTCCAACTAATGTTAATTGAGTATAAGACCAGTTAGAAGCAGATGCTGTTTGAACAGATACATCTTCCATATCCCATAACCATACTTGTCTAATTCCACCAATATTGTTATCACAACTTTTTGTTATTGAAGTAAGTGCGTTACAATTTGCCATTATATTAAATTTTTTTTTATATAAAAGGGGACTTACATCCCCTTTTTATTGTTGTTTTGATTATGCTGGGTTATAAAGAACGATTTCAGCACCATTTACGTGGTAGAAACCTGCTTTCAACTCAACTCTTGTTCTAAGAACTGGTTCTGCAACCGTATCTTCAAGATTGATAGCTTTAAGTGCTTTTTGGTCATCAATACCATCAAAAGCATAGATTAAGTTATCTTTTAATGTTAATACCATTGTTCTATTTGGTAATCCTTCTTGTAAAACAAGTTTTACTCCTAAGAATAAATCACCTAATGTAGTTGTAACGAAAGTCAATGTGTTACCTGCAGCAGCAGCCAATTCGTAAGCAGCAAAGATATCACCTGAAACGTGGAATCTCAAAGCTGATTTTTTACTTCTTACTTTTGCTGGTAATGCTTGATAAACTTTAGTCATCTCACCAATTACGTTAGTTGAAGTGATAGATGCAGTAGCATTAATATCAATTACCGTAGCGTCAGCTTCTAATCTTAATAAGTGACCATCACATAATCCAACATAAGATGATGTTGAACCTGCGTCACCTTGCCATCTGATTACAGCTAATTCTTCTCCAATCTCTTTAGCCATCTCATCCCAGTAGTAAGACATAAATGGTTGAACTTCAAAAGATGCTCCTGAACCACTTGCCATTTGATTAGCTAAGAAAGATGTCTCAACATCAAATCTACAGATTTCAGCCATTGCTGAGAAACCACATACATCAATATCTACTGCGTCTAAGTCAGCTCCTGATGCGTTGAATGAACAAGTTTGTGCTTTTAATAAATCATCAAATAAAACATTTGCGATTTTTGTTGCTGTTTTAATACCAGCTAATGTTCTAAAGTTATCTACGATGTTTTCAGAGATATATGCTTTAGAATAGAATTCTTGTGGATTTGGACAAAGCAATGCGTTTGTTTCCACGTTTAAGTCAAATCTTAATTTTCTAGACATTTTTAATTTTTATTTTTTTAGAAATTCAGCAACTTGTGCGAATTTTTGGTGAACCGTTAATTTCAGTTCTACTTCTTCTTGGATTTCTTCCTCAACTTCACTATCTAAAGCTGATTTCAAGTCTGCGATTAATCCATAAATCTCGTCAAACTTTGGTTGTAATATTGTCATTAATTCAGTTTCGTCAATTGCCATTTTAACATCCTCAGTAGTTTCCTCTTTAACCTCTTCTTTAACTTCCTCAATAGGAGCTTCAATTTCAGCTTCGATTTTAACTTCTTCTTTAACTTCCTCAATAGGAGCTTCAACGAATTTACCATCTTTAACAATATAGATTTTACCTTCATTTTCAGGTTTTAATAATTCTTCCATATTTGTCTTTATTTTGTTTTCAGATATTTCTGATAATTTTAAACCCATAAATCCTTCAATTGAAAAACCAGTTTGACCTGATTGTACGAGTTTATTGTAATATGCTTTATCTGTAATTTGTGATGTCAACATTAGTGTTCCTTTTGGAACTTCAATACCATATGTTGTAAATGATTTATCTAATTCAGGATTATCAACTATCCAAGCCTCTAATATATATGCCGGAACCGTTACGTCTTGATTGTGTTCTAAATTAAATAAGTTTCTATTGTTAAGGTCTCTCATAAACTTAACAAATATATTCTCAATTTCCTGTTCTGTGAATTGAACATAGTATTCACCACCTTCATCTTTACGGTAGATATCCATTGGAATCATAGCAGGTGCAACAATTCTATATTTCTTATCATCTACAAATTTCATTTCTTTTGGTTCTTGAAGATTAAAGGCCATACCTTTTACTATAACCGCTGGCTTTGATGTGAAAGCAACTTGCTCTATACCTAACTCTTGACCGTCTTCAGAATAGGCTGGATCGATTGTGATTTTGTAAATTTCTTTATTATCTACCATATAGTATATTATATTACGTGAGTCGTTTTTTCCAAAATAGTTATACTCCTAATACTTTTTTAGCAGATAGTGTGTTAAACACGAGAATAAGAGATGTTCTAAATAGTTTATCAAACTTAGTTACATCACCATTTGATAATCCTAATAGAATAGATTCCCAAGACCATTTTGATTTCTTTTCATTATTCATCTTTTCAACTTCGGCATCTATTTTATCTCTACCTTCTAATTCATCAAAATCATCATCACTACTTTTTTCTTGAAATAGATTCTCATAACTTTTTAGAAAATTATCTCTAAATGAAATATAACTATTTAGGACATCAATAATCTTTGTAATTGGTTGATCAAGAAATAACTCAGCTCTTTTTTCAACATTATATTCATATGGTTCCCATTCAATATTACCCCATTTATCTACTAATTGTTTTCTATAAAGTATAGATGATATTAAATGTAGATTTTCAACAGGATTTAAAAAGTAATATTCTATATCAATGAATTCACCTAATGTTATATCATTAAAACTCTTAATATGTAGATTATCAATTTTAGTATTTAATTGACCGATTGGCTCAATAGATAACCATCCTAATTTAGATAACTCATCTATCACATAATCATAATCCATATCTTCAATTAATGGATCATCTGTCGTTGTATTTAGAAGAATAGAAAATATATCTATCATATCATTACCATCAGCCTTTGATAACTCAATATATTGATAAAGAGTTACATCATTCCAACTACTTGGTATTTTCATACATCTTTTTAATTATTTCTATAAAATATGGACTTGCTATATCAGCAGTCATTCTCTCTCTAAATAATTCAGCTCTTTCATCAAGTCTTTTCCAATTCTCTTCTCGAGATAAATTAACCTCGTGAAAAAATATAGCCATAACCTCAGCCAAACATCTTACACTATCTTCCTTAATAAATTCAATTGCGGTTTTCATTTGTTTAAGACTAATCTTAAATTCAGTATCATAAGATTTAAAAACTCTATCATCAATTGTTATTTGATTAATCATTGGCATATTAGCTGTAACAGAATTATACTCAGTTATAAGATTCTTAAAATGAAATATATCGAATTCATCAAGTAAATCTTGTGGTATTCCAAGATGTAAAAACAACTCATAATATCTATCAAATTCATCAAATTCTTTATTTTTTAAAATCGAAACAACATCCTCATATTCTCCAATTGTAAATTCTTTTGGGTCTTGTTTTAATTCAAACAATTGACCATCTATCTTAACTTCTAACATAAATTATATATTATTTTTTACTATTTACCCTTAGATTATCTTTAATAGTGAATTCGAGACCAGCCTCGATTAATCTTTCAATACTATCTATGAATTTAAGATTTTTCTCTAATTCTTTTGTAAGGAACCAAGGATTTTTAATTCTACGAGTACCTGTATCTAAGTATTGATAATACTTTACAACATCAATATCAATTTCTAATTCACCATTTACAACCTTTATGACTGGATTTACACTATTTAATAATGTACCAGTTCTCATAATAAGTCGTCTTTCAGGACCTTTTGATCCATTTATAGTTGTTCCACCCATCTTACTTTCTATGATGAGTTGCATAATGATTTTTATTTCTTCATCACACTTCTTTATCGCATTTGGCGGATATTTTATTTTCATTTTTATGTTTTGATTTTCTTGTATATTTTTTACGATTACGATAGACGTTTGGTCTCGTAGCCATTTTTATCTCCTCTAATGTAACTTCTATTGTTTTCATTCTGGGTCTGCTGGTCTTTCATCATACCAAGTCCATCCATCAACTGGATATTCATAAGTCCCTTTCAGTTCTCTTTTTAAAGTAAATGTTGGAGCATAAATAGCAGTAGGTCCCCACCACCATTCATTATTTATATCATCCCATTTGTAAAATCCACTTGTATCTTCCATATCTATTTTTATTTTATTGTACTACTAACCAGTTTTTTGATGTTGCTATTAATAAATCAGCAGCTGTTAAAGTTGCAACACCTGGATTACCAGTGATTGTTATTGTTTGAGTTGTAACAACCGTAGCTAAGTCATTAAATAATTCAACTAACTCAGTTCTTTCCAAATCAGTTTCATTACCTGAAGTTCCGCCAATTGAAAATGTAACAGCCATACCAGGCAATCTTAATCTTCTTAATTTATTACAACTTGTAAACATACCAGTAGTTGTTGTAAGTCTTGCAGCACTAACAAATTCAATCTCTCTTAAATTAACACACCCGTTAAATACATCAATATTTGTAACGGTTCCAGTTGAACCAATATCAATTATTCCAACTCTCTCTAAATTAGTACAACCATTAAAAAGTGTTGAAATAGTGTTTGTTTCAAGAGCTGTTATATTTCCAACCGTTTCTAAATCCCTACAACTAACAAATAATGAAGCAATATTACAATTTGTAAAATTAATATTAGCAACTGATTTTATAAAACCAGATTGAAACATACCACTTGCACTTATTACAGAACCAATTCTATTTATTTCAAGATTACCTAATCTAGCTGGACCTATAGCTGAAAATGATGTTTGCACGCTTGTGTATTGATTAGTATTTCCTGGACCAAACATATTTCCCTCAAAAACTCTTAATCCAATAAATCCACTATGTACGGTAGATAGATTTATATTACCAGGACCTTTTAATAGATTTAATCTTTGCATTAATCTAGGTTTTTGTGCAAATGTAAATTGAGCAGGCCAACTCATTAATAAATCTAACCAGTTTGATTGAACAACCGCACCAGCACCAGTAGTCGTATTTGATAGTTGTAATTGGCCAGGTGTGCCACTATTTAATTGGAATTGAATAAGTACTGGTTTATAATTATAACCAGCATCATCAACTAAGACTGGTGCTACTATTGTTGAATAATTATAAAGTTTTGATTGACCAGTAGTTGAAGGCCAAGTGACTGAAGTACCATCACCCCAATCAATAGTATTATTAGAACCAGCTGAGTTATGGCT